GGATGGTCTTGGGCGGTCATTAGCGAAAATCTTACTATAGGTCTAGGAATTGTAGGAGCTATAACTCTTATATGGTTTAATGTAGAGGGAATTATAACCCATAGAAAAAATAGAAAATGAGTTATAGAAAAGAAATAAAACAAGCTATTTTAGATGGGGAAGATTGGGATGTTGGAAGTTTCGACCATTGGGATAGTGGTTGGTATACCATTAATCGGTGGAAACAAGAGGGTTTATTTATTATAAATTGGATTCACCAAGCTGACGATGGAGCTGAATATATATATGATTTAGACGAAGCTACAGACCTTGTAGTAAGACTTATGAATGAAGGGTATAAATCAGTATTTTTATGAGAGATATAAACCGCATCATATTACATTGTACAGCAACTAAAGAAGGTGTAGACGTTTCTTTAGAAACAATAAAAAACTGGCATTTAGAGAGGGGGTTTAAAGATGTGGGTTATCATTATGTTATACTACTTAATGGAGAAATAGTTTTAGGACGTAATGTATTTACGCAGGGAGCGCATACAAGAGGAGAAAACGAAGACAGCATAGGAATAGCCTACGTTGGAGGGTTAGACGAAAACGGAAAGCCTAAAGATACTATGTCAATTTTTCAAGAAAATGCTTTTTTTCATTTAGTTGAGTCATTATCTGTTACCTTTGGTAAATTAGAACTACACGGACACAACGAATATTCAAACAAAGCTTGTCCATCTTTTGATGTTCAAGAGAAATATAAATTTTTAAATAGATAAACTAATGGAATTTTTTTTAGGAAACTGGGTTGAGATTTTACTTGCCCTAGTCACTTTTTTGGGAACGTACACAGCCTTGACTGAAACCAAGAAAGACGACAAAATCGTAAACATACTATCACGTATTCTTCAGGCAGTAGTGTTAGGAAGAAGCAGGGGTAAATAAACTTTTAACGAGAAATTGTTCATTGTAATGGGTCATATTTAATACCATATATTCGTTAAAAGATAAGGGCAGCTTTAGGGTTGCCCTTTTTTTATGCCTCAAATTCTCAAGTTACAGATAGGGTGTAACTTCACTTAAAAACACTATCCTATATTTGTAGTGTTAGGAAACAAATAAGCCTAGCGGTTAGTGATAACCATCTGGAGCTAGTGACGAAAAAGTAGCGATGCCTCAATAAGACCGAAAGGCTGAGAGGGTGTAACATCAGAACAAAAACCTGCTACCTAATATTAAACCCCTTTTAGCGAAGGGGTTTTTTTATGTAGGATTAGGTTTATTAGATTAAATACATTATATTTGCATTAAATTAACAAATAATACTATGAAAAAAACTACAGACGAAATGAGTACCACGCGTCTTTTTGAGTTAGCACAAAAATACGCTATAGATAGAACTATATTAGAACTTGAATCAATACTGAAGGAAAAGAGGTTAAACATAGCTATCAAGGAAAGGTTAGAAGAGCTTTACAAAACTCGCGAACTTCTCAAGTAGAAAGATAATACTATGGAAAGAAAAGAAATAAGAGAATACTTCGGAACAGAATACGCAGCAGTAGAAGCGGAGGGGTTTGAGTTTGGAGGTTGCGTTTTAAAGACAAAAGGTTTAACTGATGAGGATTTAGCAAAAGTCTACGGCAAAGTGATAACAGCTAAAATAGATGGTGAGTGGGTAGGTTGGGCAGGAGTACCTAGTTTTATTCATTACTATTGTACTAAAGGTATGTTTGACAGCTCACTTAAAGATGTTTCGTATTGGGGTAATGAAGGGTGTAGGTTTCACCAGATGCTTCAATACTGTTTACAAGGAAAAGAGGTTGAAGACCTTTTAAATACAGAAAGAAATAACGAGGTCTTTCACACTAAAGGAGACAAGGAAAGATATTTAAGCTTCTATTATGGTAGGCAATTACCAAGAGCTAGAAGGTTATTAATGATAAACGTAAGAAACAAAAATTCATAAAAATATATTATGCTAAAAATTATAGATTCAATACAAGGTGCAGGAACTTATGAAAGTCAGCACGGAACGCTTTACTCTTTTGAATACGTTTTTGAAGACGATTCCACTATCAAAGCAAATCACAAAACACTTACGTCACCTTTTAAAAGTGGAGACGAAGTAGAGGTAATAGTAAAAGGCTCTAGAGATAATTTTTCTTGGGGTCAGGTTAAAAAGCCAGAAAGTGTAAATTATAGCTCTAATAAATCTAGCTCTAATAAAGAAGAAACGGTAAAGAGAATAGAAAGCTCTTGGGCAATTAACACAGCTGTTTTAGCTCTAGGCAATTTAAGCGGTGATAAAGACGCTTATTTAAACCGAGTGGAGGTAATGGCTAAGAAACTTTTAAAACTACGCGACAGTATCGTTAAAATGCCTTACAGCGAGTCTGACGACCTTTCCTCTAGTAAGTGGACTAAAGAAGATATGTTAAACGCAGAAGCAGAAAAAGAAAATAATTATCCAATAGAAGAGGTTTCACAAGAAGATTTACCTTTTTAATTATGGATAAAGACACGCTATCTATTGAGGTTGTAGCAGGAAACACCGATACAAAAAACAATTATTCAGATTTAACTTTTGAGGTTTATTTAAGGGCAAAACCAGAAGATGTACAAAACTTTATGGAAAGTCATTATGTTGATTCTTTAAAAGAAATACATATAGATGACTTGAATAAGTTAATTAAGAAAAGAATATAATGAAAAAAAAATACATTTATGAAAATGACTATATGCCTGTAACAAGTGAGGATATAAAGTGGGCAATAGATAGCGCAATACAGTCAGCAGGTGCATTAGACCACGAACCTAAAGCTGCATATTTTGACAGGATAAAGAACTATGCAATAAATATTTTAAAAACTAAAAAACAATTAAGTGATGAAGTCGATGGGAGCATTTATTAAAATTCATTTTAAGTCTCATAAGAGATTGAATGAATGTTTAATGTTAGGTCAAAATACTGTTTCAAGATGGTATAACAAAGACCCAAAGAAATTTTTTATGTATCTACCACAGTTACAAAAATGGACTAACGAACCTATGGAGGATATTATCTATATGATACAGCAACGTCAGTTAGATGTAGAAGAGATGAAAAAAAGGAATGATATTCAATCCAAGCACTAAAAAAAATAAAATAGTAACTCTTATTATATTAACTTTGGGAGTAATAATAACACACTTTTTATTTTATGGGTAGAAACTTTAAAGGCGTATGGATACCTGCTGCTCTATATTTAGACACCACAATATCTTGGACGCAAAAAATAATTCTTTTAGAAGTAGATTCTTTTTCTAAAAACAACTTAGAGTGCTTTGTCTCTAATAGTCATTTAGCTAACTTATTAGGTATAAGTGAGTCTGGAGTAGAAAAAGCTATAGCTAGTTTAGTTAAGAAAAAACTACTAAAAAGAAAGGTTACAAAAAAAGTGGGTGGTAGTCATAGGACGTTAAAAGCCACCCATACTTTACTGAGGGTGACACCCTCAATTAAGTGCGAGTCACACCCAGAATCTAGTGTGGGTGACACCCAGACTTTAGTGAGACATACTATAACCAATACTACTTTAACCAATATTACTAATAAGAAGGGTAAACCATCTTCTTTAGAAGAATGTATAGATTACTTTTTTTCTTTGGGTTTGGATAAGGTAGAAGCAGAAAAATTTGTAGATTGGTATGACGGGGTAGGGTGGAAAGTCAAAGGCGGTAATAAAATTAAAGATTGGAAAGCTTGTGCTAGACAATGGAAAAGAAGAAATAAAACACACACAAATGGAAAAAAAGGATTTAACAAAGAAAACTTCACACCTGAAGCCTTACACGATTTCGTTATTAAAGGATAGCAGTTCTATAATCTCTCCAAAAGATGCTTGGGTAAAAGGCACAAACATTAGAACAGCAGTAAAAAACAACCCTGCTATAGTACGTGGTTGGATTATGTCAGAGGTAGGTAGGTTAATAAAAGAGATAGACGCAAACAAAACCCTATCAACAGATGAAGAGCTACAATTTTGCTGTAGGAGTATTTTAGAAGAACACCCCACTCTTAAACTCGAAGAGATGAGAGCCTGTTTTATTATGATTAGGCAAGGGAAGTTTGGAAAACTGTTTGAGAGGCTAAAGACAGCAGAGATTTTAGATTGCTTACGAAGGTATGAAGGGGAGGTAAGGACAGAAATAATGGAGAAAATTCATAGAGAGAAAAAAGCAGAAGAGTATAAACCTATAGAACGCTCCAAAGATTACAAGCCTTTAGGTGAATATTTAAAAGATGTTTTAAATGAGCCTGTACCTAAACTAAAAAAACCTGTTAGAGTAGGTGCTAGATTAAAAAATAAAACGTATCTTTCGGACTAGATATTGATTCTAGGAGTTTTAATATTTGTGTGTATTATTTATTTAAAGGAGGGGCAAATGCCTCTCCTTTTTTTTTATATTACACCGTGAGAAAGCGAGAAAAAAAGAAGCTAGACGACGCATTAAGTAAGTACGTGCGTAAGAGCAACGCAGACGAAAACGGTTTTATAAGCTGTTTTACTTGTGGTGCTAAAAAAGACTGGAAGTATGAAACTGATTGCGGTCACTTTCAAAGCAGGTCAAAGCACAGTACAAGGTGGTTGTACGAACCTGAAAACGGTTTAGTCAATGTTATGCCCCAATGTAAGCGGTGTAATATGAGAGGAGGGGAGCAGTATATTTTTAGCAAACGCTTAGACGAAGTGTTTGGGAAGGGGACTGCTGAAAAAATTGAAATTATGAGCAACACTACACGTAAGTTTTCTACACAAGAAATAATTGAAATGAGAGAATATTTTACGAGAAAATTTAATGAGTTGCGTTAGATTGTTTTTTGAAGAAAACTATGAGGAGCTGCTTAAAGTATCAAAACGATATGTTAAAGGATACGGAGGGGACTTGCTTCACGACCTTGCTGTTTATTACTTAGAAGAACCTAGACCTCTTTTAGAAGAGCTATGTAAAAAAGGAGAATTAAAAAAATATATCTGTAGAACTATGGCAATTTGCAGCTTTAGCAAGACAACTAGATTCTATTACAAGTATAAAAAACACACAGAAAAAATAGTAAATTACCCTGCATTTTTACTTAAAAGTGTTGAGGATAATGTTGAAAAGGAATATGATACGGCTAAAACTATGAAGCATATTAATAGTATATTGCAGGATATGGATTGGTTTAATGCAGAGGTATTTCGCATTTATTACCTCCATTCGCACTCACTAAAAACATTATCTAATGCCACAGGAATCAGCAAAAGCACCCTCTACAACGCCCTCAAAAAAGCGCAAGAAGAAGTCAAAGAAAAAATCAAAGGGTTTAGGAGACTCGATAGAGAAAATAACTGAAGCGACAGGAATTAAGAAGGTAGTTGAAACAGTCTTAGGAGAAGATTGTGGATGTAGTAAACGTAAAGAATGGTTAAACAAACGCTTTCCTTACGCTAAACCTATGTCAGATGCAGATAAAAAACATTTTGAAGACACTCTAAAACCTGCTATGAATCGAAACCGTTTATATGATGGTGAGATGCAATTAGTAATTGACGTATACGAGAGAGTATTTTCACAACGTAAAAAGAAAACTAGATGCGGTTCTTGTATGCTTAGTTATATGAAAGAAATAGAAAAAGCCTACGAAGCAGCCTGTGATGAGTAAAATGTTATTCTCTGTAGTATTTGACAGATTTTCCAGACGTAAAGACAGAACAGCCTCAATAACATTTATAACTCAAGAAATCACAAGTCAAGAGATTATGAATATAGACGCATCACTAGACCAGTTTGGTATTCTATATTTTAGAGGAGAAGAGAAAATGAACCCAGATGAAATAGAGGAGCTAGATAATATAGATTTAGATTTATACGACGAACCAAAATCACAATCACAAAGGTTAAGAAACGTGTTGTATATTCTATGGAAACAACAAGGAGAGAAAGGAGACTATAAAAAATTCTATAAGCAAAAGACAGAAGAGATAATACAACACTTTAAAAATAAATTAAAAGATGAATAAAGCAACACATACAAGCAGGTTGTTAGATTACCTGCGTAAACACAGGACAATAACCTCACTAGAAGCAATAAGAGATTTAGGAAACACTAGACTGTCAGCTTCAATATTTAACCTTAAAGAAGAGGGACATATATTTGAAACAAAAACAGTAGAAGTACCCAATAGATTTGGTTCAACTACTAAAGTAGCTGAATACAAACTCATTGATAATATCAATAAAATGCAATACAATATATTCGATGCCATTTAAAAAAGGACAGTCAGGAAACCCTAAAGGAAAACCAAAAGGTCTCAAGAGTAAAACTACTGAAGCAGCTAGAAACATATTGCTTAAACTTCTGGACGGTCAGATACAACACGTAGAAAACGAATTTGATTTACTTAGAGAATCTAACGGAAAGGAGTATTTAAAAATATTAGCGACATATTTACCATACATTATTCCGAAACAAACAGAAACTCAAGTAACAGTAAACGAACCAAGAAATGAACCTAGTTGGTTTGCTGAAGTATTAGAACGTGAAGACCAGAAAAACACAATTGATGAGTAATATAGAAGAGGTAGAATTTACCGAACAGAAAGACTTTAATGTATTACAGCTAAAAGGGTATGAAAACGCTTTAGTTGGAATTACTCACGAAGCTAACCCCAGAGCTATTTACAGCTTATCTAAAATTATAGACTTAATTAAGACTAGAAAGAAAACAGATAGGAACGGAGCGTTCAAAGAATTTGAGCTAGAAGTAAGGATGCCTTTATTTGAACAGAGTAACGCACCCATATACCTCAACGACCTATGATACAATCATTTTGTTTAGGTGTAATATTTATATTATCTACTGCTGACTTTACTTACAAAGTTAAGGAGTACGACGCTATAGACACTAACAACGGTATCTGTATAGTATTTTCTTTGATAGGATTTTTAGCCTCCTTATGGTAGATGCCACAACCCAAAACATATTACGACCTTAAATCGTGTAAGAAAAGGGTAGCTGTATTTCAAGGTGGAACTCGTAGTGGTAAAACCTATTCTATAATACAAGTTCTAATAGAGTGGTCGCATATAAATATTAACTCTGGCTATCTTATCACAGTAGTACGCAAATCTTTTCCTAGCCTTAGAGCTTCAGTATTGAGAGATTTTATACATATCTTAAAAGAGAATGACTGGTACGATGAGAGATACCATAACAAGACTGAAAACGTATATGATTTATGGGGTACGAAATGGGAGTTTATAAGCATAGACCAACCCCAAAAGATTAGAGGAGCGAAAAGGAATTTTTGTTTTATAAACGAAGCTAACGAGCTTTATCTTGAAGACTTTAGGCAACTTATACTACGTACAACAGACAGAATGATTTTAGACTATAACCCATCAGAAGAATACCATTGGATTTACGATGAGGTTATACCAAGAGAGGATGCTAACTTTTACAGGAGTACATACCTAGACAATCCGTTCTTAGGTCAAGACACTATAAACGAGATTGAACGCCTGAAAGAAACAGATGAAAACTACTGGAGAGTTTATGGATTAGGTATTAGGGGTAAGAGTAGAGAGACGATATTTGAGACTAGCATTTATACAGAGCTACCAGACAAAGCTAAGTTAGTTGCTTATGGTTTAGACTTTGGTTTTAGTAATGACCCTACTGCTCTAGCTAAGGTTTACTTATGTGATAATGGAATATACATAGAAGAAGTAATTTATCAAGGTGGTCTAACCAATAGCGACATAGCAGAGAAGCTAACAGAGTATGGAGTAGGAAGACACGACGAGATAATAGCTGACTCAGCAGAGCCTAAAAGTATAGAGACTATACATAGACTCCACTTTAATATTAAACCCTCTAAGAAAGGAGCTGACAGCATTAGAGTGGGTATAGATACAATGCGTAGGCACAAGCTCTTTATTAAAGATGACAGCCTTAATGCTCAAAAGGAGTTTAGAAACTACAAATGGAAAACAGACAAGAATGGAAAAATGTTAGCTACCCCTGTAGACGCATATAACCATTTAATAGATGCGGTGCGTTATGTTTGTCTAAATAAGATTTTAAGGAAAACAGGAAAATATTACATATCGTGAGTAAAAAAAATGTAGAGGTACTTATACCTGACAACTATTCAGATGTAACTGTAAGACAGTATAAGAAAATGTTAGAAGGTTGGAACGGAGTTGATGACCCTAAAGAAGCTGCTTTAGCTGCTGTCTCTGCTTTGTGTGACATAGACAGGAAACAACTTAACCACGCAAATTGGAAAGACTTGAGTAAGGTGATTGAAAAATTAGGTTGGTTACTTAAAGAGCCTGACCCTTTAGCTTTGGCTTTACCTCTTCAGAATACATTTACTATGAAAGGTGTGGAGTATGGTTTCATTCCTAACTGGACAAAACTGACAGTCGGAGAGTTTGCAGACTTAGAGACTTATTGTAGTAAAAGTTTATTTGACAATTTAGAAAAGGCGTTAGCTGTTCTTTATAGACCTATAGAAAAAAAGAAGGTAGATAGCTATAGAATAGAGGCTTATTCTCCTCATCATAAAAAACAGGAAAATATGCTAGATTGCACTATGGATATTGTGATAGGTGCTGTTGTTTTTTTTTATCGTATAGGGAAGAGATTAGCAATAGATTCGCGCCTTTATTCTCTTCAGCAAAAGAAAAAGAAGTAAATAAGATTCATAACAAATGGGGGTGGTATGGTATAATGTACGAACTAGCAGGAGGAGACGTAACTAAAATGGAAAGGGTAACTCTTATATATATAGAAGAAGCTTTAACTTTTATGGCTTATGAAAGAGACATAAGAATTAATCAAAACATAAATTTAAATGCAAACAGTAGTAGACATAAATAATATATTTCAAGAGATAGTCACTAAGCATATACAGCTAAAACAGTTTTATACATTTAGCTTAGATGAAATAGATATTGATAAAATAACTGTTGACCTTTTCCCACTACTATATGCTCAATGTACTAATGCCTCTATTGATGGTGGAGTGACAATTTTTACATACGAAGTTATAGTTGCTGACTTGGTGATAGAAAAGCAAACAGACTTACTTACGGAAGTATATGCAGAAACGCTATTAATTATGCAAGATGTTATAGCGCAATTTGTTTTGAGCATGAATAGTCAATCTTTTTTAGATAACGGAACACACCATTGGGGTTTTGAAACACCTCTCTCTTGCGAACCTTTTACAGCAAGATTTTCTAATATGCTAACTGGTTGGAGTACGTCTTTTGAAATAAGTGTACCTAACGCAATAGACCTCTGCATTGCGCCCTATACTACTTGAAATAGAATATGGATATGACGATAGTGAAATACCTATGGTAGAATTTACAAAAGCTTTAAACAAGTTTGCTGTGGAGGTAATACGTCGCGCTAGAATTTCTTTAGCTGTAGCTAAGAAAAATTCAACAGGCAATTTATCAGACAGTTTAGCGAGTAGCGTGAAGGTAGGTAATAGTAAAATCACTTTATCTTTTGACGCTCCCACAGCTCCATATTGGGAGTATGTAAATTATGGGGTAAAAGGTAAGATAAGTGACGCTAAAGCACCAGAATCACCGTTTAAGTTTGGAACTAAAACTGGAGAGTCAGGAGGTCTCAGAAGAGGCATTAGGAGTTGGATAGACAACAAACCTATTAAGCAATGGAAAAGTAAAAAGTCAGGAAGGTTTTTATCTTATGACCAGATGACAAACTTAATTAGTAGGTCAGTTTATTTATACGGTATAGAAAGCTCTTACTTTTATTCTGGAGCATTACAGATGACATATAATAAATATAAAAGAAAGCTTTCTAAAGCTTTAAGAAACGATTACGAGGCTTGGTTTTATAAAGAGTTTGACCAATCCTTTGAAATGAAAATTACAATATAATGGCTTATACAGTAGACTTTAGTTCTGGGACAGGAGTTCAAGGAGTAGCAGACGACATATATTTTCAAGTACGAGATACAACAAATTATGCAGAGCCGAAATATAGATACCTCTGCAAACTAACTATAGATAGCGTGGTTGTAGGCACGTTTAAACAACTACCTAATAATTTGAATTGCGCTGTCTTTAGGGTGCAAGATATTGTCTCAGATTACGTACACCAAGACGAACAGATTTTAAGATTAGGAGAGTATAACAGTAGTAATGCTTTAAGTACAACAACTATATTTTCTACCAACCAAACAGCTC